TGGAACTATGGTGTATCCCAACTCGATGCAACAACCTTACAATTAACCGAAGGACACTTCGCAGACTTGAAGGGTGATGACGATGAGGTACTTGGAATGCAATTAACTCACATTGTAGTAAAGAGAGGTTCTCTTAACCACAAAGCAGCTAAAGAGCTTTCCAACTCACAGTTTACTATTGAAGCAAGTACATTTAAGGACAACATCTTTAAAGGTTCATTCAGTATTATACCTGTGGACTACGGATTCGGAACAACCGAATGGGCAGCACTCGACCTTTCACAAGGCGATATGAAGCCAATCAAGGTATTAAGCCACACAGTAAGTGCTGGATTTGATAATCTTGAATATACTCAACTTCTTGAGGATTCTGATACAGGATTCTGGAAAGACGAGTTCGCATTCGGAGTTTACGGTCGATTCGACTGGAATCCAGGCGACCCAAGAACTGCGTATCTTTATGGATCAAGTGCTTACTCTGTAGCAAGTACTGATCTTGAGAGATCTAGGGTCTTGAGAGCTAATGTCTAAAGCATTAGACTAGAAGGGGGGAAGAATAGCTCCCCTCTTTTAGAGGATTAAGTTAATAGCTGAAGCAATGAAGTACAAGATAACATACTACGACAATCCAGAGAGAACGATTGTAAAGACTAAGATAGAGGAAACAACATTGACTAGAAAACAGTTATTAGAGAATTTTCATGTAATAGCTGTTGAAGAGATAGAAGAAATTAAACCTAAACCAAAGAAGTAAATGTTGACAACACACGAGAAGATAAGACTTGAGTCTGGGTATCAACACAGATTCAGTCGCATATCTTTTTTAAACAATGCAGATGGTACAGGTACGGCTTTTCATGTAAGTACAGACGACCCTGTAAAGATAGTACCAAGTTTTTCAACGGGTAACACGGTAGCAGGAGTTAGTGATGTAGCGGTATGGTGGGGTTTATCTGGAGTCAATGGCTCTACAAGGGCGGTTATTTCCAGTATAGATCCTGAAATAGGAATGATTACTCTAGGAGTAACTCCTACTACAGGAGTTTCTTTGACAATAGACTATGCAAGTTCGCCTTTGAACTACAACGACATAGAGACTGTAAGACTACAGGCCGAAAGCATAGTGAATCAGAGACTAAGTCTTTGCTATGACCTGCCTATGAGTCCAGTACCTTCAGCATTAGATAGTATGGCTTCAAGACTAGGAGCAGCACTTCTTTTGATCAAAGATTATGGGGTTGGATCTAGAAGTACAAGTAAGGACGGGTACATGTTGTATGAGCAGTTAATGGGTAAACAACAATCGGCTTATGCTGAAACAGGAATTGGAGTGTTAGATGTGGGAGAAATAGGAATGATATGTAATCAAAACTACCAATTGGTAGACGATAACGGAAGTATTATACCTCGAAACGATGAGGATAATGTTACCGCTACTGTCTCGTATGTAGAGGGAGGTAGAGTGGCTGGAAGGCTTAACAACATAACTGATGAGAACATGAGGTTTAAAGAGCCACAGGTTGACGCCGACAGTAATCAAGCAGGATCAGGATATGACGGTACAGTTAAACAGCAAGGATGAATATTTATATAAAGATAGACAAAAGTAAGGTGGAAGGTTCTTTTAAAAAGTTGTTGAGTGACATTAAAACACGTGCAAACGAACCGTTAAAGGAGTCAGCACAGGTTTTAGTTGACGAAAGTATAAGGAATTTTGGTACACAGGGGTTCACCTTTGGTGAGGCTTGGAAGCCATTAAAACCTAGTACCGTGAAACATAGGGCTAGAATGGGACTTGGTGCAAGACCTATACTTATAGTTAGTGGTAGGCTTAAAAAGGGTGTGAAGATAAAGTCGGTCAGTAACACAAAGGCTGAAGTTGGAAATGATGTTCCCTACTATCCTTATCACCAATTAGGTACTAATAGAATGCCACAAAGACAGATTTTAAAGGAAACGGACAAAGCTAAAAAAGCTATACTTTTGATATTTAATAACTGGGTAAACAGGTTAATTAGAGGATTATGAATTACGCAATACCAAAGATAATTGAAGATTTAAGAGGGGTTATAAGTAAGAATGATGTTCAAACCTATATGTACGGGCGACCTTTAGAACTCGGTGATACTCTGGGGGGTATGGTGATCGTTAATCCAGTAAGTACAGAAATAAAACCTATTGCTACGGGGGTGTTGGATCAAGACGAAGACACGATAGAGATTATTCTAGTTAAGAGCTTTAAGACTTCTGTGTACCAGAACGCTAGTCAATCGGGTGATGTAGAGTTTTTAACTAGGGTAATGAGAGGCAAGGACGCTAACAACAACCTTTTGACAAACAGTATTGTGTATGTGGTTAGAAACAATTTTAGAAGTTATGGAATTAATCAGCCATCAATGACTATAAATTGGAGTGACAATAGGTTTAATAAAGAGGGAATAGTTGTAGCGACCTTAACGCTAAGACAGAACTCTATAGGAGACCAAAGTATAATTTAATAAATAAATAAAATGGCATATCAGGCAATATATAAGGATATTGGAATAGCAACAGAAGCCTCTTTTGGTACGTCTTTAGCGATGGCATCGAGGATTCATGTTAAAAGTTTTGGATTTGGTTTAAACCAAAACAAAGAACTTGTAGAAGACACAGTTTCTTCAAGTAGGGGTAGGGATAGGTTAATAAGAAGAAAGAACGTTATTGAAGGTGATATGAGTGGATACGCATCGCCTAGAGCTTTACACGAAATGCTAGAGCTGGTTAACGGAATGGAAGGTGTAACGACAGGAGTTTCCCTAATGGTTGTAACTTACGGACAAAATGTAAGTGGCACAATGATGACTAAGTCTTTATGGGCGGATAGAAACAACAGTACGGAAGCTTTCAATGGGGTTTATGCTACTTCACTTGAAATAACAGGTGCTGACGATTTACTTGAGTGGACAATGAGTGGTGGTGCTAAGACCAGGGGAGCTGGTGCTGCGATTGCAGACAATGTAATCGGAGAAACGGTACACGCTTATAACTTCTCGGATATCACGGTTACTATTCATAAAGGGGCTACCTATGGAGCACAACCTGTAACACACAAGGTTTCCGAGTGGTCAGTTAAGTATGATAACGGAACAGAGGCGACACATCTTTCTGGAAGCCCTGATGTAACAAGAATTGATCCTAAGATTCCAATGGTAGAAGGTAAGTTTAAGATATTCCACGAGGGTACAAGCTGGGTAGACGCTGCATACGGAGCTTCAGAGTTCTACTTGAGGTTTGACGGTAGTTTACCAAGTCAAGCTGGATTAATTGGTGGATTGACTCCTTACACACTACGAATCGATATTCCAAGAAGTCAATTGAAAACAAATGTAAGAAACTACGAACAGAACGAGTTTGCAGTTGAAGAGATTGAGTTTGTTGGTTTAATGGATTTGAGTCCAGTAGGAACGAGTGCTTTGTGGAAAGCAAGCATGACAGTACCTTTGGATTTTTAAGACAGAATGAGGGGGTTTAGTTCTGGCTATTCCTAGACCTCCTCAATTTGTTAAAATAGCCACGGCAATTGCCGCATAATATAGCTAAATTAATATAGTCAAGCAATGGAGAAACAAATTCCTACAATAGAAGTAGAAATAGGAAAGGGAGAGGATTTAAAGAAAGTAGTTCTTTATCAATGGCTTACTCAAGAAGAGGAAGACAAGTATAACTCGATTATGTTAGGAGATTTAGAACTTGATCCAGCACAGCTGAACAAAGCCTCAAAGGGCGAAATTCAAATGAAAGTATCGCTTCAAAGGGTTGGGGAAAGCAATAGATTTTTAATGCAGTCTTTGTGTAAAACTTCTTGGGAAGAAATCAACAGTTGGAAGCCAAGTATAAGAACAGATCTTTTAGAAAAGATACGAGAGATACGGGAAAAAAACTAATTCCCCCGATAGAATTTATTAAGTTCTGGGAAATGGGGGAAAAGACAAGTAACTCTGGATTAAGGGAGTTTGTAAACAGGACGAGAATAATGGAAATGTTCCATTGGGATTATCTAACTTTTTTGAAACAACCCTCGTATATTGTGGAAAATCTGAAAAGATACTTAGCAGCACAAAGCGAGTTTGAAACAAAGAAAAATGGCAACGTCAAATGATGTAATAGTAACTTTAAAACTAAATGGGTCTGATAGGTTTAAGTCAGATGTTAACTCTGCACTTGGCACGGTTTCAGAAGGATCAGCAACTGCAACTAAGAAAGCAAGTATGTTTGGTACTGTCGGAAGTGTTGCTTTTAAGGCGGTTGCAGCAGCAGCATTAGCAGTAACAGCGGCTATGGTGACGGTAATTTCCAAATCGACTATGGTTGCAGCAAGAACAGAGACGTTGGGCGTGGCGATGGAGGCGGTTGCAAAGGCTACAGGAACATCTTTAGAAGCGTTGAAAGAACAAGAAAAGATACTAAAGAAGCAAGGAATTACTACTCAGGAGTCTAGAAGAATACTTATGTTGTTTATGCAGTCTCAATTAGACGTAGCTGACGCTACAAAGATAGCAAGGGTAGCTCAAGACTTAGCGGTAATTTCAGGAGAAAACTCCTCACAAACAGCAGCAACTTTAACCGAAGCTATTGCAAACCAGAATGTAATGATGCTAAGACAGTATGGAATTGTTACTACCTCTGATGGAGTGTTTAGACAGTACGCAGCAACTCTCGGCAAGACGGTTGAACAACTTACCGAAACCGAAAAAAGAACTGCGTTTATGAACACTATACTCGAACAGGGGTCTAGGGTGGCGGGTACTTACGAGATGGCAATGGAAACAGCTGGAAAGAAAATATCATCTCTTCCTCGTTTATTTGAGGAAGCAGCAAATGCTATCGGTACGGGTTTTCTTCCTATACTAGCAAGTGGAGTTGATATGTTGAGTAGCTTTTTGAAAATAATAACTCCAGAAAATGTAGCTAAAATATCAGAGGCGTTACAACCTTTTTTTGGCTACCTTGGGTCTCAGGTTGAACTCTTTAAAGCCTTGTTCAACGGACTTGGAGAGGGATTTATGTTTGTGTGGGACGCAATGAAGTTTGCTGTTGACGATTTTATGCAGACACTAAACACAACCTTTAACTTAGGGGCGGCAAATAGTGATAAGTTTAAGCTTAATATGCAGGTGCTCGGAAAAGCGATTGGAGTCATAGTAGCCGCAATAGTCATAGCAATACTGTCGGTGGCAGGGGCAATCTTAAAAATAAACAACGCCCTTCAGTGGATAATTGGCAAGGTGGCGGCAGCAAGAAACTCTATCTCAGGGGCTTTTAGTTCAATTGGTAGTTCTATAGCAACTTCCTTTAAGAACGCAATCAACTCAGCAATAAGTTTTATGAACACTGGTCTTAATAGAATCATAGGGGCTTATAACGCAATTCCGATACTTGGAAATATACCGTTTGTTAACATACCAAGATTCGCACAGGGTGGTATTGTAGGTGGGTCATCAACCTCTGGCGATAAAGTACTAGCTCGTGTAAACTCTGGAGAAATGGTACTAAACAAGAGTCAACAATCTAACCTATTCAACCTACTAAAAAATATGTCTATGAGTCAGAACATAGCATTTAACGCACCAATAAACTTTGCAGGACAATCAAGTCCTATGCAACAAGAAAACCAATTTGTTAACTTACTTATGAACATAGCAAGATAATGCCATTAATCAATCCATACAGGGGTGTATTGTTAGAAGGAAAATACTACGGTTACGACACTAGCTCTTTTAGAGAGTCTTTAAAACTGAAAAATCAAGTACACGAAACACAAACAAGTAGAACGGCTACGGCTATGGGAAAGTCAAAAGAAACCTTTACACTATCACTTTCGTTAGACAGCTCGTACAATGTGTACGCTGGGTCTTCCTTTGTGGGGGCTACGGTCTGGGTTGGACTGTCTAGGCTTGTAGATTTTAAGTCTTTTGTAGGAGCAAACGGAGATTCACTACCCTTGACGCTGGTTGTTCCTTATGGTGTTACATACTCGGTTATACCTGTTGGATCTTTAGATATAGGGATATTTAATCCCGAAAATCCTAGTGATTCCACAAATGGAACAGAGTTTAGAGTTTCGCTAACTTTAGAAGTACTTTAATGATAGCAGGGGCAACCAACTACGTATCCAATATAAACAACAAACCTTTAGGGGTGTCCCTAGAGGTATATTTATCATCAGGCAGGGTATTAAGCGGACAAAGGATTGTCCCGAAACTGGCCAGTGATGTTATTAATTTTAAGGATAGTGTGGTGTATTGGGGAAGAACGGGGTCTGTTGCTAATATAGTAAGTATGGATGTGAGCGGAACCACTATTTTGGGAATTGGGGCCTCGTTTAACTCAAACAACCCATTTTATATACTGGATGTGAAATTTGTGAATACTGGGGGGACACTAGAACTTTACTACTGTACCGATGGAGCATCGAGAACAAAGGGGTCAACTATTAACCGCATAATATCCTCGGACGGGGTGAATTGGGGGTCTACATCGACTATATATGGGGGTAGTTACATTTCCGCATTTACAATGGTAGGGTCGAGTAAGCTTTATTTCTATGAAGGGCTTACTTACAAAGACAACAGTACCACGGAAATAGCGATAGTAAATCTTTACTCGTTAGTTAACGATGGGGCCACATGGAGGAAAAATCAACTTTCAAAAACCCCAGTGTTTTCGGATCAATTATCTAATTCTTATGGAAAAATGGTGGGGTTTGGGAAGGATAATGAACTAGACGAAGTATTTACAAGGGGAATTAGAGGGGCCACCGTGCAAGCATTTGAAAGCAACGCCACTGGAGAGGGATCGGTGGAAGACATCATTTATTACCAATCAGACGGTTATAATCTCTATAAGGAGGAAGAGTTTCTAAAGACAGAGGGGGCAATACAGAACGTAAAAACCTCTTATATAAGAACGCTGTTGCTGAACTCTAATTTTGGTGTAAGTAGTAGTTATCGGGCGTTTGGGGTACATCTCAAGGCGTACAAAGAGTCTATGGACTCATACCCGCTACCCTCCACAGATTTGGGGTGCTTTGTTTCGTATTCCAAAAACTTTGGGGAATGGTCTCTGCTGTCACAAGGCACAACCTTCGAGGGCATTTTTCCTGGACTAACTACCGACCAATTTCTCTTGACTTATAACTTTGGACAGGGTACTACGACCGCCTCAAGATGGAGTTTTGTGAGTGAAACGGGGCAAACCCGTTACAATATCGGGCCTTTGGTACAAAACTATAGTAGCGAAGACAACCGTAGAATAACATTAACGTTAGGCAACGCATTATGATAACACAGCAAATATTTGGACAATCTGCCTTGTACGGGGCGTCTTACCTGCCTTTGGCCAGTAACATAGAGGTTGTGGAGTCTGTTGCGTTAGGTGGGTCAGTATACACGAACACACTCGGAAAATTTAATATTGAGTCGTTTACTCTACCAACTCAGAACAACGAAAGAATAACATTGTCGGCCAACCACTTGTTTGACAAAATATTTACAGACAGGGCCTATGGGTCGAGGCTTATTAAATCGGGCAAAGTTATAACGGCTAAGTTTCGGGATGGGGATTCTATAGACGGAAACCTGTTTTTTGGAAATTATTCTGGACTAAGTAGGCAATTCGGATACTGGATTACTGGAGAGGCCATAGAAAACGCTTATTTAGGAAACCAGTTTGAATTTCAAGATGTTTACATGAGTTCAAAGTTTAAAGTTGGGTATCCCATTTTTGTTGGGGCGTCTGTTGACAGCGTTGTATACGGATCAACTTTTGGAAATTTTTTTGGACACCTAATAAGATCAAGTGACGCCTCAGACCCCACGGGACAAAAAGGGTATGTGGTTGGGCTAATAGGGGCTACTCAAAACTTATTTATAATTGGGAAACTAACTGGGACTACAAGCATAACCATACTAAATAGTGTTGGATTTACTCCTCTACCAACTGCGGGAGAGTATGACTTGGTTACATATGCGGAGAGGGACAAAATATACGGAGCAATTGCTGGAAGAAGCTTTGCTAACAATTATTTTAACACCGACTATGGGGACGTGCAGGGAGTAACATTCAGCACACGACTTTTTGCGTCAGATACGTCCTATAGGGGGGGGGACATGGGGTTCTACGCCAACTCAGTTGTTGGACGCACTGTTTTAAATAACACCCTTGCCGAAGTCGGAACCGTCAGGGTTTCAACACTGGACGCACCAATCACCTATGAAGACGCAATTAGGTCTTCTCTTTATCTGGCAGACACTCAGTTGAAATTTACTGCAAAATCGGATCAGATCGACGCTAGGAACTATATAAGCAACGGGTCGTGGACTGTGGGGGTTTCAGAGTTTGGTTTTGCCAACCTTGCTGTGACATCGGGGGGATCTCTGTTGTCTGTGTTGTTTGCTACCACAGGGGTGGGCTTTAGGTTGGAGGCAGAAATGAAGGGGGCCTCTGGGGTTCAAGGTGGTCTTGTTGTGGGGTCTTCAAGTTCATTTTATGGTATGGTCAACACAATAGGGTCTACCAATCCAAACAACATAGTATATAAAAGCGGTAACACATGGAAAACCTATCAAAACGGGAATCCGTTCTTACAACTTGCCCCTAACGTGTGGCATAAGTGTACAGTAGATAAGAGTGCGACTAGCGTGGCTTTTTATGTGAACGGAAGGTTGTCTAATTACATAACGACAACGACTGATTCTAATTTCGTACCGTTGTCATGGGGAGGGGTGTTAAGTTTACAGAACGGAGTAAGCGGGGGTACACTTATGTTTAAAAACATCAGGGCACACTTAATACCAACCGTTACAGACAGCTTATCTATTTCTAGCGCTGAAAGCACATCATCAATAATGCAGAGGTTCAAGCCCGATAATTACGATTATATCTTAGGAAACTCGGTTGTTGTTTTTGAGAGGCTTGGAATCTCAAAATCTTTATTGGGGATAACAAATGTGTACGTAAACAATTCTGGCAGACAAGCGGTTAGGGGAATGGCCACAATGGCTATTTCCAGGGGAGAAGTTTTCCTTGATATGTCGAGAAAAAGCAACCTACTGATAGATAGGCTATCGCTTGAAAACAGGGGGGTTGTTGTGGATATGGACACAAATATCAAACAAGAGTCGGATTTAGATATGATTGGGGACAACCGTATTGCAGATGAGTTAACTCGAAGCAAAGAGGTAAACTTTACTACGGTAGGACTGCCTCTTACAGAAAAACTAGATCATATAAGCTTTAGGGACTCTACGACTGGAGTAACCATAAATGGGCAGGTAATTTCTTTCAACAGAAGTGCAGACTTCACAACGGGAAGCTATACGGAAGATATAAACCTAATAACTAACCTAGATAATATAGATTAATGAACCCTAACGATTTTAAAAGGGCTTTTAGAAAGGCCACAACAGAAAACATTCCTGAATATAACAGGCAGGCCAAAGAGAACATTCGGTTGGCTACTGTTACCGAGATTAGCAACACACTAAATAGTTGTAGCGTGAGGGTTATTGGTACTGGGGAACAGCTGGCGACCGTGAGAATACCTAGGGGAACTGTTAATATTAGCGTGGGCGATACTGCGGTAATTATATGTCCAGACATAAAGAACAGTTTACAAAACTACATATTGGGAACGTACAACTCGCAACCCTCGTTTATCGACTACCGCACATCAACAATAAACGACCCTAATATTATAGGCGGAACGTGGCAGTCATTTACTCCTTCCTGGACTAATCTAACCATAGGGAGTGCCACAGTAGAAGCCGCATACAAAAAGGTGGGCAAGACGGTTAATTATAGGGTTTCTATCACCTTTGCCGCCGACACCTCTATTAGTGGAGAGCCAATATTCTCACTTCCAGTACCGTCTATAACATACTCTTCAACGGTGCATCCGATAGGGACGGCCAATCTGAGAGATACTGGTACAACATCCTATATGGGATATGTTTTTTGGGCAACAACAACAACGGCAAAATTTGTGGTTCAAAGGGGAGACTTAACCTACACTAATATTGCGGGTATAAGTTCAACAATTCCTATGACTTGGACAACGGGGGATATTATCCTCGCTTTTGGGTGTTATGAGGCGGCTTAAATCAACGAATTGCTTAAATTAAAATGGTATGCTAATTTAGAGTGAGAAATATATAAAATGGCAATAGGATTAAACGTTATACAAACAAAACTAGACTATATTACATCTGAAGTCTCCGAAATCAAGAGTGACGTTAAAGACCTAAAGAATAGAGCGGTTTTAAAAGATGACTTAAAGGATATCAAAACAGAAATAGAAACTAAAGTAGACAAAGTAGAATTTGCTACGGTGAAGAATCTAACTTATGGATTTGCAGGGCTTGTGCTTACTGTGGTTGTGATAGCTTTACTGTCGTTGGTGATAATAAGATAAGTTTAGGTTTAATAAAATGGCAATAAAACCTTGTGTAAAGAAACTGACAGTTACCCAATGGAAACACAGTATTCCCAATCAAGGACAAGATGCTATAGACTTATCACCCAGAGGATTTACAGATTGGAGAATACACGCACCACTTAAAGGAACGATAACATACATTCAGAAAGCAGTTAAAGTTGGTAAGAAAATAGACCCGTACTTTATTTTTACTATTTCTGGCGGGTATAGAATGTTTTTTGTACATTGTGAAATTAATGTAAAGATTGTTGTTGGTTTTCAAACTAAGCAGGGTGGTAATATTGGAGATATTGCCAAATCAAACCCAAGCGGAGTTCCTTCGCACATTCATTTTTTTATACTAGATAACAGAGGTAAACCAGTTGATGTTTTAAGGTTCTTTACTTCTAAAGGGTTATATCCTAATGATTGGCTTAAAGACCCTGACAAACTGATTCCTAAAGGTTATGTAATGAGCAAACCTGTACCACCCGTGGTAGTACCACCTGTCGTTGTACCAATTCCTATCCCAACGCCCGTTCCAGACCCCGTAGAGCCCGTCACAAACGATTGTAGTGAGGAGTTAGCTAAGATAGAACAACTTACCATAGAATTAAACAACAGAGATTTGGCATTAAAGGCCAAGTCACTGAACATTGAAAACCTAAATAGTCGATTGAAAGACTATGAGAGGTGGGCTTTTATTGTAGACATTCTTAATAGATTGTTTCCAGTAAAGGAATAAATTAATAGGAATCTTTAATGGATATACAACACCTCGCAAGGGGGGTAGTCCGAGAAGAGTATAGTAAACAAAAACGGGCAATGGAAATATTTTGGAATATAGTTCAGACTTTAGTGGTAGTGCTAATAGCAGTGAATTTTATTCTAAATATTTGGTTTAGTTAATTTTATTAGTAATTAATATGAAGAAAGGTTCTATAAGTCCAAAAGTGAGAGCTAAGTTTACAGCATCTAAGGTTGTAGGCGCTCTTAAATGGATCGTTGTGTCAGGTGTAGCCACTTACGCATTAATCGAGTTATCGAAGTTTGTAGACCTACTCCAGCTCGCCAAGGAGTACTCCACACTCATCTACATGATTATAAATATTCTGACATTCGCAATAGCGAAGTACGTTGAGGGAGAAGACAAATAATTTTATTAAAAGGAAAAAGTCATGTTAGTAGTTAGATTATTGAATGTGTTTGGAATAGTCTAGTAGTTAGTTTCTAGGTTCTTGCCGAAGTTATCGGCTATTTAAGTTGTTACCATTAAACTATGGCTCAGTTAATCGTAGACGGACAGGGAACAGTTAGGGGTGTAGAAGGATTAGGCGGACAGGAGAGAGAGCCAAATACCCATCAGGACTTCTCATGGCAAGAGCACGGGTTAGAACATGCCAGAAGGCAGTCATTTAGAGAGGCTCAAAGTGATAACGTAAGAGAAGTTAATCTTTGGATTCCTAGCGAGGAATGGGGACTGATTGTTTTAAGTGGTGATAAACACATAGGAGCTCCAGGATTTGATTGGGCTAGATTTCAGTACGATAGTGAGTTAATTATCAATACTCCAAATGTTTGGGAAGCCGACATGGGTGATATCTGTGACAACCTGTTCTTTCACGCTGACGAGGAGACCTTTAACCTTGAAGAGCAGTTGAAGATGTTGAACGCTTGGGCTAAGGCTATGGTGGACAATGGAAAAATGCTCACGACCATTGGGGGTAATCATACCGAATGGATGAGTAAAATAGGCGTTCCATTTTGGATGCTAGTATCAGGCATGAATGGGCTAGTTCCCTATATGAGAGATGGTGGGTTTCTCAACTTGAAGTTCGGAGATGCGAAGTACAAGTTTAGACTAGACCATAAGACTAAATATAACTCCGACTTAAATCCCCATCATACAAATCACAGAACGTTCTGGATGAACGCACAACAAGCAGACATAATTGCTTCTGCACATACCCATTCTAATTCGGTAGAACAGTGGAACTTGAGAGACGAACATGACGTACCGAGAACAGTGACTTTTCTTAAAACAGGTAGTATGAAGAAGAGAGACGCTTATAAAGACCAAAATGGATTTATACCTGACTGGCAGACAGGAAGTCCTTGTGTACTGCTAAATCCAAGGAAGAAAGAAGTATTAACAGCAAGTAACGTACAACAAGGAGTAGACCTACTTAACAAGCTCAATCAAAAGTAGTAGATTAAATCAAAACTATCCTATTGCAAAATATCTTCAAATGATCTAGTTTATAGTAACGGGTGGTGTCAAGAGAAGTAACTCGTGAGGTAAGCTTAAGGCTTAAATATACACGAACTATTAAACCCTTTAGTGAAAAATACCAGGTCTATTACGGTATGGTTAGCCACCATAGACAGACACCACTCTATAAGGTATTGACTTATTATTTTAAGAGGTATAAGGTTAGTATATATAAATTATAATTATAACTGTATGAATGAGAAATTAATTCTCTTCGAGTTTTTTCACAAACTCAAAAACTTCACAACCTCTAGTTACTCTGCTAAAAAGCTTCAAGATTTACTTGAGGAGGCTCTTAGCCGTGACGATTTTGATTTAAGTGAGATTAATGAGTGGATTGCGACTTGGAGGTCAACTAGGTTGGATATAGATAAGTCCTTAGATGAGATAGAAGACGTGCTTAATAAAGTTACATTTAAAACTAAAGTAGGTCTTAATGGCTAATATAAATTATAACTATAACAATAATGAAGACAAGGATCGTTCACACGAAGGTCTGGAAAGACCAATGGTTTGTCAAACTATCTAAAGGAGCTAAGTTTCTTTGGTTATACCTACTAACAAATGACAAGATAAATATTTCAGGTGTTTTTGAATTAAGCGATAGGGAAATCCTGTTCGATACTAGTATAGATAGTAGTATACTTAGTAGTATACAAGAAGAGTTGAAGCCTAAGGCCGTCTTTAAAGATGGGTGGGTCAAGGTTTGTAATGTTGAAAAGTACAATAAGTACCTCAATAGTCCTCTTAATGTTACTTCTTGTTTAAAAGAAGTTTCTTATATACCAGAGGTTTTGAAGAAAGATTTTAATATACTCCTCGATACTAGTATAGATACTCCTATAAATAAGGAATCAGGAATAATAAACAGTAAATTTAAAATTATAAAACAGGATCAAGAAACAGAGGAAGAGAAAAGAGATAGGATTCGGGTTGCTAAGGAAGCTTTATATAATAAAATGGGATGGAAGATATGAGGGGTAAACCTTTAACAGATAAACAACTAGAAGAAATAAGACTAAACTACATTAGACTAAGATCTACTAGAAAATTGGCAGAGTATTATAAAATGAGTAAATCGTGGGGCGGTTACATAAAAGCGAAGTATTTTAAAACATTGAAAGGACTTAACAAGTATGATAGATTTAAGTGACCTAGATCCACGACACGGCAGTTGTCAGCTAGGTTCATATCCTTTCAAAGAGGGGGCTTCATTGCTCCCTTTTTGTTTATTACGCAAAATTGTTACAGGCTATTTACATTCTTCCGTTGTTAGGTTATACTCACAATAGAGTTAAGTTAAACATATAAAGGATATGAGTAATTTAAGAGTTAGGGAAATTATATCAAGTTTAGAGGGAAGGTTTGGAGATCACGGTGAGGCGGTATACAAGCCGTTGGGAAAGCACCCTTCAATAGAAGATATGATACAAGGAATAGAGGATCAGATTAAAGGACATACAATACTTGATGAAATAGATTCACAGACTAAATTATACCTAGACGCTTATAATCAAGGAGAGATATCACAGAATGAGTTAGAACATACTTTAAATCAATTAAGAAGATCAGAGAGGTTTGTAAAAAAGTTTAAGTCTGTAAACGGGTATTTGCCAAAGTGTAGTGTAAAGGAATTAAGTTTTAATTGTATATTACAATGATGGACTTTTTATACGAGGAGAGTAGCGGTTGTTGTGGGGCTAGAATAATTGAGCCAGATATTTGTGGCGAGTGCGGAGAGCATTGCCCGATTATAAGGCACATGCCTGAACCCACATTTGTAGATTACGCAATGGCTTTAAGAGAAATGAGAAACGAAGTAAGTAGGGTGTATCACAATCTACAGGACTCAATGGATTTCAAGGACGCTGGAGAGAGAAAGAAGTGGACTCAAGACGCTATAGACGGATTAAAAACACAGTACAACAAGACAACTAAATTAATACAGTACAAGTTATGAAAAGTATAAACATACAGGGCAAGGAATATATAATGGTACACGAAAGGATTTTGGAGTTTCATAAGCGTTACCCAAAGGGATATATAGTAACGGAAATACTGTCGCCTCTTGATTCAGATATGGTTGTTATGCGAGCAACTGTAGAACCAAATGATACTGAAAACGATAGACCGTTTATAGCCCATTCACAAGCGAGTTGGAACGACACAAAGAGTAAAGTAAACAGTACAAGTGCTTTGGAAAACTGCGAAACAAGTGCCGTTGGACGTGCCTTAGGATTTCTAGGCGTTGGAATAGTAGAAGGTTTTGCAAGTGCTGATGAGGTTGTTAAGGCTCAAAACACTACACCTTGGGATCAAAGACCAGCAAGTGAAAAGCAAGTGAAACTGATTGAAGGATTGGTGTCGAGAAAAGAATTACCAGACCAATGGTTGAAAGCACATAACTTGGAAAAGTTTGAGGATATTAAGTTTAGGGACGTAAATAAATTATTAGCTGAATTAAAGGAATGACACCAAAGGAATTTATAAAAAAATATGAGGAGTCTACTGACGAGGAGCAATTAAAACTAATTGAGGATTTCCCCGCCCTTGCAAGTGCTTTTATAGAAATTAAAAGCTTGGAAGTAAGGGTACGTATAACAGAAATAGATAGGATTGGATTGCAGTTGTCTTATATAATAAGTAAAAGTAAAAAACAGAATGGAAATTGACCAGAAGCTACAAGTCGGTATCAAAAGGCGTCTATATAACGCCTCTATGAGAAAAGTTAGGATACAGCTTGGTATGTCTCAAAAGGAACTGTCTGAGGCCTGCGGTATGAGTATTGTAAAAATAGGGGAGTTTGAGTCCTTAAAACGAGTGCCAACCCCTGATGAGGCAGGCCGTATTGCTGATATGCTAGAGGTTTCGGTAGAGGATATATTTCCAATGGATTTGTACCAAAGGGTGGTTGACAAGGTTAAGGGTATTAAATCTGAGGTGTTTTTTGATATAACTCCACTTACATTGAAGTCAAGCGAGAGTTTGCTACTTTCAAATGGAGAGGATATAGAATCAATTGATCGCAATGAGGGGTCTAAAATGTTGGTAGATAAGTATATTGACCAATTGCAAACCAGAGAAAAAGCGGTGCTATCTTTGAGGTTTGGTATGCAGGACGGAGTAACCAGAACACTTGAGGATGTTGCTAAAGAGTTTGGAGTTACAAGGGAAAGAGTAAGGCAAATAGAAGATCGTGGGTTACACAGGCTAAAAAATTTAATGAAGGTGGATGGAGTTAATATGAGCAATTTTATATAAATGAAGGGATTTACAGTACAAGCACAACTTACCTCGGTAAAACCACTTTTAGGCGATATCTTTGGATTAAACTTCCATACTGCAATAGTAATGGCAGACTCCGAGAAGCTAGAACTTATAAACGCAATGGGTCAAGAAGGCTACCTGTTATTTAAAGAGAAAGAGATTCAGGAAGAAGAAGTGCCAAAAGACGAAGCAGACTTTGAGGGTAAAACTCCGAGTCAAAGACAACGATCAATTCTATTTTCTATATGGAAACAAGGAATAGAGGGTAAAGATATGGACTGGAGAACTTACTACAACTTTAAAATGGACGAAATAGCTAGTGTATTAAAGAGAAAGTTTGATTAACTTGACATCTTAGTTAATATATACTAACATGGGGGTAAGATATAAATTAAGTACTGCTAGAGTGAAGATTATAAACATAAAGGATGGTGAGATAAGTTTTGAAAAGGCAAGTAGGATAGTGTTAGTTGTTACTTTAGGAATAATTTTATTTTCATACAGTCATGCAAGGACAATATATGGGTATTATGAGGAGATATCTAAATCTCAAAAAGAGGTGCAGGGGTTTAAACGAGATATTGTTGACGAAAAAATCAACAGTTACCTCAAGCCACAGATTACAAGTAATGAAGAACCGTTTAGAGTCGGCAGGGTTTCGGATGGTGTTATTGAGGGTAAGAATGAGATTGTTAGCAAGAAAGAGTTGGTTTCTAAGGTTGGCAAATCTGATAGCGATCTAAGATCAATTCTAGAGGGCTACGGTAGGGCAGGAAGCCCCTTTGGTAGATCTAAGATAGCATTTGTATACAGTGAGGCAAAGAAAAGGAATTTGAACGCTAAGTTGGTACTTGCGGTTATGGCTAAAGAATCGGGTTGGGGCAAAAGCTATTATTGTATGAACAAGGGCAACTGTTTTGGATATGGGTACACTGATAGCGGAAAGGTTGGAAATTATGAGGGTTCTTTTAAAGAAACCACTGAGAAGATATTAGATGCTTATAAGAGACAGGGTTATGGAAAGACCACTGCACAGGACATGGCAAGTAGGGGTTATAATTTCCACAAAGAATGGGTAATAGGGGTTAATAGTATAATTGGATCTTTTAAATAATTGATTAACAGTAGGGGGTTGGCTACAGTACCGAGAGGCGAATGGATTGAATCCTAGTAGCAACAGGGAGTGCAGGGAAATAGCCGTAAACCGAAAGCCCTTCGGGGTGAGTGGGCGGGTAATCCGTAAATATCGAAGGAGACTCTGAGGTTCGACCCTAGGTTGCTCCCTACTGTTAGTTAATTTAAATTTATCGATATACTTAAAATGGAAAAAGTAATAGGGTTAGTTGAAGGTAGAATTAAAATGGTAAAAAGGCTAGTAAAAGATTTGAAGGAGATGGCGCTTGGCATTGGTGGTAGTTTATTTAGAGACGGTCAGGTAGCAACACTTAATCACGAACTAGAGTTCTTAGAGGATTTGGTCGAAGTTTTAAAATTAAAAATCTAACTAACTATGGAAGCATCAGTAAAGAAAATAGAAAAGACAGTAAACGGGTATTTGAAAATTTGGGAGAGTGCGAAGACTTTCGGTATCAAAGTAAAACCTTCAATCAAAAGGGAAGTATGTCAGCATAGGAATAAACAATACGCACTTGTTGACGGGGAAAGAATAGGAGGAAAGAATAAAAATTATTCTATGCCGTATTGCGAAGATTGTGGCAAAGCTTTTCCAACAGAAGGTCGTTTCAGATGCGTCATCATTCCTATTTCAACCTAATTAAATTATAACTATAGTAAGAGATGACACCAAATTATAGAGAGCTAACTGATAGAGGAACATATTATTTTGCAACAACATCTGAACCTAGAAAGTACTCTAAAAGAGAATTAGAAGATAGGGTATTACAATTAGGTGAAAAGACAGAAACTGAATATGCAAGGGGAATGATAAATGGAATATGGGTAGGAGTTTTGTTTTGTGTAGTGTTTGTAATTGTATTAAAGATATTGTTAGTTTAATTTTAACAAGTAGGGTATAAGCATATGAAGAAATACAAATTATTAAAAAATGAATACAAAGAGTATGGAGAACTGAAACTCTACCGTATTCAAGCACTTATGGATTTCGGGAATGTAAGCAAAGGAGATAAGGGTGGTTATATAGAGAAAAAGGAGAACCTTTCGGAAGATGGTAATGCTTGGGTCTATGGTTATGCTGGGGTCTCTGGTAATGCTGAGGTCTATGGTTATGCTGGGGTCTCTGGTAATGCTTGGGTCTATGGTTATGCTAGGGTCTATGGTAATGCTGAGGTCTATGGTTATGCTAGGGTCTATGGTAATGCTGAGGTCTATGGTGATGCTGAGGTCTCTGGTAAGGCTAGGGTCTCTGGTAATGCTGAGGTCTCTGGTAAGGCTAGGGTCTATGGTGATGCTGTTATTAAAACGACTAAAGGATGCTTGCAGATTGGTCCTCTTGGAGAAAATAGATATATAACTATCACTAAATCAGACGGTATGGTGTGTGCAGGGTGCTTTAGAGGGACATTAAGTGAATTTAAGAAAGCAGTAAGAAAAAAGTATCCTAAAGGAACTGATTATAACTGGTTTTTTAGTGCAGTGAGTAAGTATCTAAAATCTAAAGACTAAATAGAAATGAAAGAAGAAGTAAAGAAAAGTAAAATTGATATGATAATCAATTCGCTAATAGGCAGAATTAGTTATGGAATGGATAGTGAGGATAGTATAGAGATTAGCTATAAGAATAATAACGGGGTAGAGGTTATATATGATGATTTATATGATTTTGTATCGGACTTATTGAATGATGTTTTTGAGGTTAAACCAGATACTAATATGGAAAAGAAAGAAGAATATAATATACGAGCAACTGTAAATGATAATGGAATAGATGTTAAAGTTAGAAAGATGGATGCAGACGAAATGCCAGATGATGGGATAACTTATTATTGTGAAGAAAGCGGTCAAATATATACAGAAGTTGAATTAGAATTGGTAGAGAAACTCTACACTCAATCAGAAGTAGATAAATTACTTTTAGAGGAGCGTAAGAAAACATTAGAAGAGGTGTTAAAGAATATGTCTCACAAAAACACAGAACACTTGGAATTGAATTTAATAAATATAAGATATATTGAGAAAGAACTATCTAATTTTAAGACTAAATAGAAATGAAAGAAGAATGTAAACATTTAAGATGCACACAAACACTAGTGTATTGGACAGGGGAAGGTAAAAACCCAAACATCACTAAATGTATAGACTGTGGAAAAGTGCTGTCAGAAGAACTTGAAGTTGAACCAGATACTAATATAGAAAGTGATAGAGATTTTCAACACGCAGAGGAAACCATGGACTTTATACTATCGAGAGGACTGTATAAGAAGCTCCATACTCCCGAAGTTGATACTAATATAGAAGATTGGAATGGGGCAGATTGGAGTAGGGAGGATTTTACAAACTATTTAGTTAATAAATTTGGAGAACAGTTGCGAACAAACAAAGGATTGCTAGAAGTTGTAGACAAAGTTCAATCCCTACTAGAAAGAGAGAGGAAAAAAGCATTAGAAGAAGTAGAGAAGTTATTCGATGACGAAGATATGTGTCTATATAACGACTATGGTAGCAAAGGGCTTTGGGATGTGTGCTACAAAGAATGGTTATCTAAATTAAAGTAAATAAGTATGAATTGGTTTAGTAAATTAACACAACAACAGAGGGGGAAGTATATAGGTGATATTACAGAGATAATGGCGTATAACAGTACATCACTAGAGCACCCTAACTATAAAGATAAACGACTACTATTTTTGAAGGTTAAGTGGATTTGGTTACAGATTAAGTGGAGGATAATTAGTTATTTTAATTAAAGTAAATAGAACATGAAGAGCAAGCACATACAAGAAGTAGAGGTTACTATTCTGAACGACCAGTATAAGGTTTATCTTTTTATTTGTGATGAGGAGTATATAAGGAAATATGTCTTGGGATACTTTGGAGATGACTTCGACTTTTCATCGGTTAACACTCAACAACAAGGACTTACCTTTTATAGGTGGGGACTTCACCCTGTTATCTGGATTAGGAAGGGAGTTAAAGTGAAATACTCTGTTTTGGCTCATGAGGCGGTACACGCCATCAATTTTATATGGGAGTACATCAAAGAAGAGACTAAGGACGAAGTATACGCACACTCGATTGAAGCAATAGTTCGGGCATTAGAAACAATTAAATTAACTAGAAAATAAATGGACAAGAAAATAACGAAACTTCCGAGTCCAACGACCCTTGCGAACATAGGATACAAGGAAAAAGATAACTATTTTTCAATAATGGAGGAAATGATTTTGATATATATAATTCTATTTTGACTAAAGTATTTAAACTAACTTTTCTAATAAAGAAATGAGAAACATAAAATTTAGGGCATGGAACAAAGGGCAAAAAAGAATGATTATGGACATACAATATATGTATGACGGCTTTGTTGATGATGATTCTGAGGTTGTCAAAAAGTGGGTTGACAATCACGGACAGGAGGTTGACTTTTATAGAAAAGATTGTGATTGGGAAAACCAGATGCCTAATCGTTCCTTTGGAGAGTTCTTAAACAACCCAAAGATAGTTGTTATGCAATACACAGGGTTAAAGGATAAGAATGGAGTAAAGGTGTATGAAGGAGATGTTATACGGATAAGGTTTCTAAATGGTGTCGGCGTTTATAAGGAGGGAATAATCTTTAGTTTCGAGAATGTTGAAACTATTAGAACTGGGGAAATTGTGTTTGATGAACTAAGAGTTTCTTATCTTTTGAAGTGGTTTTGTGAAGAAGATGATGAATTTGCTTTAGATACCGTACATAATGGAGAAGAGTTTGAGGTGTTGGGCAATATTTATGAGAATCCTAATTTAATATCTAAGAAATAAGGTATGAAGAAAATAAAAAAGTTAGACTTATATATAAACCCCATAAGAACCGTTGAGGCTAAGATTAACGAACTAGTAGACGCTGTAAATAAGTTGATAGTAAAATCAAAGACTGAAATAGTAGTCACTACGGGGTTTGGCTTTCCAGAGAGTGAGGAAATGAAGCAAATGAAGGTCAAGTGGGAAAACGAAGATATTAAATCTAAGTTGACAAAGAAGTAGATATCTGTTAGTATGTATTAACTTAGAAGCTTGATCCCCGCCTGAGGAAAGTTGAAAACGATCGTTGGGTGCGGATTAGGTTTTTAAACAAGGAATATGACAATTAAAGAACAGGTAAAGGATCTATTAGAAAAGAATGTAAGTCTTAGGGATTCGGATAAGAAGCTTATCTGGGCTTACTGGATTGTATACGATGGAATAGTCGAGCCAGACAAGAAGACTTTAAGATTAGAAAGGTATATGGATGGGACTCCTAGCGAGTCAATTACACGGGCTAGAAGGCAGGTACAAGAAGACAATCCTAGTCTAAGGGGTTCTGAGTGGGTGCAAGAACAGAGAGCCTTGAAAGAGGCTACGAAGGGTAGGTTTATAAATGAGCCTGTGGGAGTTGATGAGGCTTTTAAACAGATGGAGGAAAAACCTGTAGAGAGTCGACCCACTTATTCAGAGCAAATTAAATTAATAAGGCAGGAGTCTTTATTTAGAACAAGCATATGAAATATTTAACACAAAAAGAATTGATCGGAGTTTTAAAGGGGTTAGGATTGCCTCTAACAGAGCAGAGGATAATCAGTAATAGGCAGAACGGTAGATTGCCAGGTCCTGATGTGCTAGCGAGTAGACCGTATCCTGTAAAGTATTACCTACCTACGGTGAGAAAGATAATTAAGATAATGTCAGAGAGGAGAAAGATCGAGGTCTTAGAGGTCGACTTCCAGAAGGTGTTAGCGGAAGCGTGGTCTAAGCGGGTGTTTAGCTATTAACTAAGTTTAGTAACTAAAAAATGAAACTGCCAGAATGGAAACTGTACGATGACGGTTATTATAACCGAGTAGGGGTTTACATTATGTACCTTAAAAATAGAGAGCAAAGATGGATACTTGAGATATGGGAGGATAACAAGTATAACGATCAACAGAAGCTACTTACAGAGTACCACTTTATTACACAAGAACTTGATAGTTTAAAGAGAGTAGCGTTTGATTGTTTAAGTAATATATTGAAACAGATACGATGACAAAGGATCAGCAATTGTGCAAGCCAAAGAGGGGAAAAAGCATGAAGTCGTTAGACAAGAAGTTAGATAAGTTATGGACAAGTGCGGTGTTACATACGGGGTGTCATAAGTGTTTAATATGTGGAGCTACAGAGAAGTTGAACGCCCATCATATAGTAGGGAGAAGGAACTTGAGACTAAGGTGGGAAGTATTTAATGGGGTTGTTTTGTGTACATTACATCATGTATTTGGTAGACAATCAGCACACCAGAATCCAGAGTGGATGCATTACGAGATGGAAGACAAAAATTGGGAAAACTTACAGAAGATAGTATGTGTAATGAATGAAGAGAAGCATTGGACTGCTTTTGACAAAGAGCAGAGGATTAAAGAGTTAGAGGATTATATAAGTTTATTAGAATAGCTAATATGAAAAAGATATTAGAGTATGTGATGGTAGGGTTGGTAACAATTTCAACCTTATTTATAGGACTCCTGTTTTATGGAGTAGTTCAAGCGTCAGGCGGTAAGTCTGAAGACTGGGACAAATCAAGTTTGAGTTTTGTAGGTAGTTGTGATGAAACCTGCCAGAAGAGCAAAGTAAAAGTCTGTAACGGATCAGACAGTCAAGATATGCAAGGATCGGTTAATTACAATGTGTACTACGCTGTTAGTGGAAACGCTAAGAACGGATCAGTTGTAGAGAGTGGTGTTATACCTGCACTGAAGAGTGGCGAGTGCTTTACAATAGAGTTTGATAGTACGACTACAGGTAATTACATGGTACAGGCGTATCAAAGAGACGGGCATCCAGGTACTGGACGGTTGTGGTCGGAGGCTTGCACATTAGTATGTGAAGTACCAGAAGAAGAAGAAGAGGAAGAACCACCAGTTGAAGAATGTCCTGCAACAGTCGTGGTAGACAAATGCGAATATACTTTAGTCAAGCCAAGTTAATGAAAAAGATTCTGTGGGCGATTGGACTGAATGCTTTCCTGTTTGTGTTATTTGCCTGTGGCATGGTAATGGTCAATCGTGGACAAAGACCAGAGGTTCAGGATCAACCGTTCCCTGTATACAACACGATAGTAATGAATAAGATTAATGAAACAAGGGAAACTGCGGGATTGAAGTCCTTAGTTGAAAGTGCTACATTGGTAGAGAGCAGTAAGTTAAAAGCAGAACAAATAGAAAGAACTTGTAAATTTGCTCACGATATAGAAAGTAATAACGATTGGGTTGAAACCTTTACACAGGCTAGAGTAAAGAGTTCAACTCGAGGTGAGATACTAGCTCGATGGTTTAAGACTCCAGAAGGAGCTGTAAACGGTTGGATTAAGAGTCCAACGCACTACGAGATCATGGTAGGCAAGGAGTACAAACACCTCGGTATCTACACATGGGAAAGTAAGTGTGACAATAAAATTTATGTAGTGGGACACTTTAGCGATTAGCTTATAGTGAGCCCATAACTAGCAAAATATGGTTGATACACAAGGAAGCACAAAAGAGAAAGTAATAGGAGCGATAAGTAAAGAAGCTTTATTAGAGCTATATGATAGGCAAGACCTAGTTAAAGACTATACGAACATAAGAGAGAGGCTGGACAATCCAGCATTAAATACTAGAGATTTCACGGCATTGCTTAAACTGGTGTGGGACTTTATACTAGAGAAGCCAAAGACTACCAGTGAGGTAAAAGTTAATGGTGGGCTTAGTGCTATGAAGGACGAAGAATTAGACTCAATAGTTAAAAAGTTTCATATAAATGACGAAGGAAGCCACGCTGAACTGGATAAAGATAAAGAAGAAGCTACGCAAGGATCGTAAGTTTTTCTTTGAATTTATACTCGGTCACTATATAAAGACCGATGGAATTAACCAACTTCATAGTGAGTGGTTTGACCTACTCTCAACAGAAAGAAAGTTAGGCATTATTGCTCCGAGAGGACACGCAAAATCGACAATTATCAATATAGCAGACAATCTATTCGATATATGTAACGGATACGAACCGTACATAGTTATATTTTCAGACACTCCAGAACAGGCAACGGAACACTTAGGAGCTATGGTAGAAGAGCTAGAAGGTAATGAAAGAATACTAGAGTTTTATGGTGAGTTGTATACGGCTAGACAGGTAGGAAACAAACTGAAGGAGAAATGGACACAATCGGCTATTATCACTAACAACGGTGTAAAGGTAGAGGCAAAGGGTTGGAGAAGTAAGACTAGAGGTATGCGATGGAAAGAGTATAGACCTAGTAAGATAGTAATTGATGATATCGAGAATGATGAAGACGTTATGTCTACCTTAATGCGTACCAAACTGAAGGCTACATTTGAAAAGAAGATATTAAACTTAGGAGAACCAGAGGCTAAGTACAGGTTTGTAGGTACGATACTACACTTCGATTCCCTGTTACAGAACGAGTTTAAAGCACCTAGAGAGGGTTGGACTTGGAAAATGTATAAAGCGTACAAGGATAACAGCGAACCGTTATGGCCTGAATGGTGGACAAGGGAAAGGCTAGAAGCTAGAAGAAGGGAAATAGGAGAAATACCTTTCAATCAGGAGTTTATGAATAACCCGTTAGATCCTAGTACGCAGATATTTAAGCCTGTTGAATTTTACGAAAGTGTGGATTTGACAATGGTGGAGTGTTATGGTTATATTGATTTAGCGATTAGTGAGAAAGAGACGGCTGATTACACGTCAATCGTTACTATTGGAAAGCACAAGGTAACGGGTAAATTGTATGTAATAGAGCCTGTTAGAATGAGGGGATCTATTAGCGAACAGTTGCAACGGGTCTTTGATATGAACTTGAAGTACCACTACAAAACCTTCGGGGTTGAGAGTGTGGCGTACCAAAAAGCGTTTGCTCAGGTACTGAAGGAAAAGAGTAGCGAGAAGAAGATATACATACCTGTTATAGAGGTGATGATTGATAAAGACAAAGTACGAAGGGCTATAGAAATAACTCCTCATGTAGAGAATGGCACGGTATTATTTAATGCTTCGTATCAAGAATTTATGGCAGAATTAGTACAGTTTCCAAAAGCAGACCATGACGATTATGTAGACGCATTTGTTGGTGCAATGAAAATAGCTCTCCAGAGTGCAATCGGTAGTTATTCCGTGAGTACAATGGGAAATTCAATTTATCCTAAAGAGTTATAATGGACGAGAACATAGTTACTTCCTTGTTTAGAAGCATAGCCAGAACATTTACCCCTAAAGAGATTAAACTTGCGGACTCCAGCCCTGTACAGGGTGGGTCTAAAGACAAATTCAAAGAAATAGGTGTTAAAGGAGAACAAATGATAAAGAGTCAGGGACTTAACTTGGCTAATTCGTTAATAAGTGAGGAAATACGACAGGACAACTTGAAGATAACTGATTACAGGAGAATGTTTGACAATGACGGTCAAGTACAAATGCTTGTTAATGCAGTGTTTAATACTATACTTGCTCCAGGCATTGCGATAGTAGACGACCCAGAGTACGAGGCCGAAGAAGATTCTGAAGAGAAGATATTTATTGAGAAGAACCTACTTTCCCCACAATGGAAGGGCGGAATGGAAATGAGTATGGAATTGACTAACCGATACGCTTTAAGGGCGTTTATTGAGGGGTATAGATTGTTCGAGATTGTATACAGACTAGATCCAGACGGTAAGATATACTTGAGAAAGCTAGCACCAAGAGCTGGTGGTGATGACTTTGAAATGAAGGTACTTGTTGACGATAACGGGAACTTCATGGGATACAAACAGAGAATGTCTTTTGGTAAGAAGGCTGTTGATGTAAGTGTAATAAATGACGGTGGTATTAAAAAGGTGCATAGAGTAGCTTTCGGTCAGGAGTTTGGATCATTATACGGCAGGAGCGGATTAAGAGCTGCGTGGTATCACTACGACAAGGCACACAAGGGATTGTTCTTGAATCATGTAGGACACGAGCTTGGAGTTATAAAACCTCGATTGATTTATACCATTGGTAACACACAAGAAACAGACAGAACTAATGTATTAAAGGCGTTTGATCGTATTCATATGGAATCGTCTATCATGTTGCCTTCGGAGTCTTACAAAGTAGAGTTTCCAGAGACTACGGACTCAGGGGTAATGTCAGAGGGTCGTGAGACCGTAAACCTACACTACTCGTTGATGGCTAAGAGCATACTTGCACAGTTTGTTGATTTAGGATCAAGTGTGAGTAACACGGGAAGCAGGGCGTTAGGTGAGAGCCAGGTTGATTTCTTTAAACAGGGATTAATGGCTATTGCAAAGACTCTGATTGAAGATCCGTGGAATGAGATTGTCGCAGACCTTATAAAGATAAACTTTGGAAGCGAAGTGTATCCTTCTTTGAAAGTAAATCCTATTGAGGACGCTACGGCAGAACTTATTTATAACATGCTACTCGAGTTAACAAAGGGCGGAAACATACCAGACGTACTAAAGAGTAGAATCATAACTACGGGTGCGGATAAGCTAGGTATAGAAGTGAGTGAAGAAGAGATTGAGGCCGAAGCCGAGGAGAAGAAGAAAGAGGCCGAAGATATGGCAAATCAGGTTCAAGCACAGGCCAATATGAAGGCAAGTGGGGAGAAAGAAATGATGGCTAAAAGGGACATGGCAATGAAGAAAGAAAAGGAAACTAAGACTAAGACGCAAAAGCTGTCCGAAGTGACGCACAAACGCTTAGATCTTGGGGACGGGACAGAACCTGTTTTAATAGACCCTGTTGTTAGGCCTTTGTATCCAGACGAAAACAAGATCAAGTTTAGTGATATTAAAATGAAACTTGACGACTCAAGGGTTAGGGCGGAGTTTATACTCAAGAACAAACTCATGACTGAAAAGGAAAGAATAATCAATGCTTATACAATGGCATTACGAGAGGGCAGACAAGCGGTTAAGAAGGTAGAAGTAGACCTAGCGGAAGGAGAGACTACCTATAAGGAAGAGTTGAGAGAGCTTGGAAGTGATATTTACGAGTACGGAAAGAGAATGGCTGCTAACGAAATTGGTAAGAGTGTGCCGTCTACACCAAAGAGCGAGGCAGTAAGAATTGCCGAAGGCACAGATATAGTCGCTGAAGAGCAGGAAGAAAGACTTAAACTTAAACTAAGAAGTGTGGCTAATTCTGCATTAGAGGGTGGTATAGCCGAGAATGATGCTAAGTTAATGCTAGAACAAGAGTACGATTCTTTCTGGGATAAGATACTTATACCTACGGTTGGGCTACTTGTTTCTAAGATGTTTAACAGCGGTAGAAAGATTGCATTTGAAAAGAACGCACAAGAGATTTTTGCCTTCAGGTATACAGCGGTTTTAGATGCTAGAACGACTCAATACTGTAGAGACTTAGACGGTAAGGTGTTTCAGGCGGTTGACGCTAATTACGCACTATTAACCCCGCCTAACCACTACGGATGCAGGTCTTTCTGGACGCCAATACTTCAGAACGAGTCAGAGGGTATAGAAGTGGAGGGCAAGCCTTTCGATATGCCTGTATATTCAAGTGTGGATACGTTCAAAGATGTTAAATAATGATAAAAGAGGTTTTTCTAAAAAAATACTTTGAAACTCAGAATAAAAAGCGAGAGGCCTTGAAGTTGGCAGAATTGGAGAAAAAGAGACGAGCCAGAATAACCAAAAAGAAACAAGAGCTTGAGGACAGGTTAGAAGGGTTAAAAGTAGAACTTCAAGACGCAGTGATAGATAGAAACGGATTAGTAAGCGTTGACGATTATAAAGACTCGCTAGAAAGGCTTGGAAGGTTAGACGCTTCTATATCAGAACTTACCAAACTCCAAGACACTTCTGTAGAAAGTATATCAGGATTGATTGACGAGATTAACGCTAGACTAGTGGACTTTGATAAAAAGATAAAAGAGACTAAAGAGTCTGTGCCTAGTTTAAACGATTTCCGAATTGAAACAAACAAGAGAATAAATGATGCTATAGAGCAATTAGGTAAAAGGATTGGAAGTATAAAGGTGTCTGATCTTTCCCCAGAGATTAAAGAGATTAAGGGGGAATTAAAAAGGAAAGCCGATAGGACTGAGATACCTAAAGAAATAGAGATAAGAGGAGAGGTCGTAGGGCAGGTAGTAAGAATAGATTATCCTAAGAAGACAGTTTATAAAATAAATAGAGACAGGCAAAGCCTTGCCATAATTCGAGGATCTGGAGGAGCTACCACTGGGTCTACTGTGTATGCGGGAGTGGGTATAAACATAAGTGGGTCTACAATTACAAACACAATGCCTGGTGTTTCGCTACAAGCAGGTAATAATATAGCCATTAACGGAGTCACCATTTCATCAACAGGTAGTGCAGGGTCAACTATATACGCTGGTAATGGTATTAATATAACAGGACTGACGGTCAGTAACACGCTCGGATTTGTAGGCACAGGAGGGGTGTCTGTATTATTAACTGGTGGCACATACACATTGTACGGAGCCTCTACAAAAGTAAACACAAACGAGACAACAGAAGGGGGTAGCGGGTTATACTATTCGGCCTCTAGATTCTCCACTGATTTTAGTACTAAAACAACAAACGATTTAAGCGAGGGAGTGAGTAACTTTTACTACAAAACTTCTCGCTTCGTGGGATTGGGTGGAGCCTCGGTATCTGTAAACGGGTTAACAACAACAATATTTTCACAGGGGCAATCAAACTTTTTGTCAAGAACAGGTGATACTGTTGCTGGCAGTCTTCATGTCATGGATGGGGTGCTTTCTTTAGGGAACACGTCATCGTCCGAGACCCAACCGCTAAGGTTTGCTCCAGACTCGCAGACACCGATTAATATTTATCAGAGATCTACCGTGCTTACTATTGGTACTGGATCAGGAACAAACAACAGAATCATTGGGTTTAACTATGTAAGCTCTAGTGGAAGTATAACTCCTTACGGGGCCGCTGCGGAGATATATCCGATTGACAGTACTGGTACGCCGAACTTGGGTAGGGTTGGCAACAGGTGGAATATGTTTGCTTCGAGTTTAGGGGTAGGAAATACCTTTTTAATAAACGCATTAGGTACTTCTGGAATACTTAGAAGTGGACTGTCTGGTCAAGTATATAATGCCACGACTTTAAATACCCAAGAAGTGACGGAGGGTGCGTCTAATTTTTACTATATGCCAGCGAGGTTTGTAGGAACTGGTGGGGTGTCGGTATCAAATACGGGGGCGACACTCACTATTTATGGGTCGTCTATGGGAACAATGGGAATACAAAACTCTAACGGTGTATCTATAACTGGTGGGGCCATAACAAACGTTTCCGCACTGAGCGCCGCTGGTTTTTTCACGTTTCTTCGTACTAACGAAACGATAGCAACGGGGGTAATTACGGCAACGTCCTCTTTTATTGCCGTTGACACCGAGGGCGCGGCTGCTTCAGACGATTTGGTAACTATTAACGGACAAGCGGCGGGAAGGGTGTTAATTCTCCAGTCTACCTCCAGTGCTAGAGACATAACGGTTAAAACAACGGGGAATATAAAACTTCCCGCAGACAGAGTTTTGAATAACGGTGCAGACAAACTATTTTTAATTGCAGATAACACCAACTGGTACGAGTTGGCGTTTGCAGATAATGGAGCATAAATATGAGTGAATATATAGATACAACGACCTTAGTAAGAAACACGGATAATGTAGTACCAATGTTGGTAGATTTAACTTCCGCTGAGGAAAAATGGGTGTTAATAAGAAAATCGAGGGATTCTCTTTTAGAACGAACTGATTGGCTTATAGCCGCTATAGTCGAAAAGACTAAGATTATTCCTATAGACTGGGTCACTTATAGGCAGGCGTTGAGGGACATACCAGAGACCTATACTAATCCAGGGGACGTTATTTTTCCTCCCCCTCCTACCGCTATAGTAGACGTTGATTTGCTAGAAGACAATACTTCTGGTGGTACCCCTACTTGGGGTGGGATAGCGGGAACATTGTCATCACAAACAGACCTACAGAATGCTTTAAATGCAAAAGAAGCGAGTAACTCTAATATTCAGGCTCATGTGACTTCTGCACACGCACCTTCTGGAGCTCAAGTAAATGCTGACATAACAAAAGCCGAAATAGAAGCCAAACTCACAGGAGCCATATCTTCTCACTCTCATTCTGGCGGTGCGGACCCATTTACTGCTAAACTTGTTTTAGCTGCGGACAAGCCTACTGGTGCAAACACTACTCCTGTAACAACTGGATTGAGTTTCAGCTTTGAGGCTAATTCTAAGTATGTAATTGATATTTTTGGTATGGTTGCCCCGACCGCCGCCACAACTGGATGTGGTATTCTTATTGACACTTCGGTTGCTGTTACTTATGTGGGTGTTTTTGTAAGTCACTCACTAGCTTTAACAGGTACACTATCTGGAGCTACAAGTGTAGGTGGCGCTGGTGCGACTGCAAACGGAATATCTTCAGGCATGCCAGGTACCGCTACCTATCCTGTGATTGGTGGTGGAATATTAATTAGTACAACCAACGCGGGAACAGCTACATTCTTTTTCCGTTCAGAAACTACGGCAGTAACAACATTAAAAGCAGGAACAATGATTAGGGTAATGAAAATGGCTTAGAGACAAAGAAAACAGTCCATTTACAAAGTAGATTAATTTTAGTAGTCTGAAGTAGCCAATAATAAATTTATTCAATTAATATGAATCCATCAACACAGAGAGTAACGATGAAGCCAACGCAGGCACTTAGAATGGCTAATGTGGCTATTGCTAGTAACACAGTAGGGACACTATGTTCGGCTAGTGATGAGAGGCAGTTTGTTATTATAGAGAACACGGGTCTTTCTAGTATTTGGCTAGGAGTTTCTAGTAATGTAACTGTAGGAGCTACAGGAACAGCATTTGGAACGATTGCTACGGGATCGGTTAAAGTTATAGAAGGATTTGGTGGGGCATTGTATGGAACATTCACAGGATTGTCTCACGCCACAGCTCATGTAGTAAAAGTATTGGAGTATTAAGTTTAACAATTTAAAACGCAATGAAGAAAGTCAAAGTAGCCCTTTGCGTGATTGCTAAAGACAGGGAAAGGCAATTACTAAGAACGCTTAACTCAACACAAGGAGTATTCGATGGATACTTCCTTCAAGACACAGGATCAAAAGACGGTACTGTAGAAATGTTTGAGAAATGGTGTAAAGACAACAAGAAACCATTTAAAACCTCAAAGAAATTCATAGGAAAAGATTATAAATCAGTCATGGTAGAAGACCGTGAATGGCTTGGCGACTTCGGAAGGGCCAGAAATGATAGTTTTGCTCTAGCTAAGGGGTATGACTATGCTTTCTGGATTGATTCAGACGATGTGCTTGTAAACCCTCAATTAGTACCAGAGATAGCTGAAAGACTAGATAAAGAAGGTGTTAATCTTGGACTTGTAACTTATGTATACGCTAAGAGTTCCGATGGACTGAAGCCTGTTGTACAGAAAAGGGAAAGGTTTATAGATTTAAGGATTGAAGGAGAATGGAAAGACAGAGTACATGAAACTTACGAAATAGTGCCACCTCACAAGATGGTAGACATACCCTTGTTGTCGGTTGAACACGAGAGGACTTCACACGAAGCCATTGCTACAGGCAGGAGAAACAATATCATTATGACTAGACAGTTAGAAGAAGACGGTCTTGAGAAGTTTAGTAATAAAATGCTTCATAACCTAGCCTTTGACCATTGGGAACACAGAGAGTTTAAACCTTCCTTAAAGTACTACAGAATACTTACAAAGAGACTAAAAGAGTCTAACGACTTAGAGGGAATGTATAACTCCTACCTGAAAATGGGTTTTGCGTATATGTCTATGAACAAGCCTTACACAGCTCTCATGGTACTTTTAAAGGCAAGTAATATACCGAGAGTGCTTAATCAGCCAGATAGAGCAGAGCCGTATGTAACCATTGCACAGAGTTACGCTATGCTTAATCGGTGGGAAGAAGCAGCTACTTATGCACAAAAGGTTTTGCAAATAGGAATGCCTAATACAACCGCACCAATTAATGAGTACGACTATTTAATAACTCCACGAAAGATACTTGAACAGGCTTATATGTTTAAGGGTATGAATGCCGAGGCTTTAGCAATGGCTGACGAAATAATTAAGTTATCCCCACTTCCAGGGCATAAGAACGACAAAAGAAATATACTAAGCGAAGTAACTAAACAGGAAGCGATGAAGGGATTGGCTCAAGTAACTAAGTATATTATTAGCACAAACGATGTGCCTATGTTTGACAGGTTAAAGACAGCTATTCCCCTACCACTAAAAGAAGAAAGGTATGTGCAACAAATTATTAAAGAAGTAACGGATAACTACTCCAGGAAAGGTGTACAGACCATACTAAAGGGAAAAAAGTCTATTGTTATATTTGTAGGGGGTCACTACGAACCTTGGGATGGCAATTCAGACAAGGAAAAGGGAATCGGTGGTAGTGAGGGAATGTGTATTCAAATGAGTAGAGAACTTGCTGCGATTGGTAACGAGGTGTATGTATACAACGAATGTGGGGAGTCAGACGGGAAAGTCATAGACGGGGTTACTTACATGGATTGGAAGAAGTTTAATGCAGGCATGAAGTGTGACGTTTTGGTGGTAATGAGAAGGCCTGATATGTTTAACCAAGTGTATAGGGCGACTAAACAGTATTTGTGGCTACACGACACAGAGTATGGAAACGAGTTAGAATTGGGTCATTTTTACGCTCCTAACAAGGTATTCGTATTAAGTGAGTCACACAAACAGGTGATTAAAGAGAACCACGGGGTGTTAGACGATAAGCAGTTTTGGGTTACTAGAAACGGATTGAATCCAATTGCGATGGCGTATGCAGATGAACACGCAGGTGAGAGAGATAAGAATAAGTTTATTTATGCTTCAAGCTACGACAGAGGACTTGATAACGTGTTGAGTATGTGGCCCTCTATTAAAGAGAAGCACCCTGAAGCGACTTTGGATATTTACTACGGTTGGAATACTTATGACGCTATGATGAACGCAAGACAAGGTACTCCACAAGGCAATTATATGAGAGACTACAAGAATCGGATAGTCGGTATGATGACGCAATTAGCACCTTTAGGGGTCAGAGAAGTAGGTAGAGTTTCACAAAATGAGCTGTACAAGGCTTTTAAGGAAGCTAGTATATGGTTGTATCCTACAGAATTTTACGAGATATCGTGTATTAACGCTATGACAGCACAGGCAATGGGTTGTGTGCCTGTATGTACTCCGTTTGCAGCACTTAATGAGACAGTCAATGGAGAGTTTGGTATTAAGGCGGAATTAAACGAGATACCAGAGGCTTGTGTTTACTTACTAGACAATCCAGAAGAACTTGAAAAAAGAAGAAAACCTATGATGAAGTGGGCTAGAAAGCAATTTGATATGGAAAAATTAGCTTTGGAGTGGGATAAGTTTTTCGATTCTAATTAGGGTGGAGTGTATAAAGATAAAGGCTTTATTGCCGTACTACATAACAAATAAAGAACAACAGGAAATGACTGACAAGTCTAGAAAGTCTTTAATGTCGTTTGAACACTGTTTAAAGGTCTATGAGGATGGCAGAAGGTACGAAACGAAGGTTGCGGGCGTATGGAATCATTTTTTTAGGCAATGGATGGGTAAAGAATACGATTACCTACTTATCACCGCTAATGACGTGGAGCACGACCCTATGATGGTGGACTTTCTTGTAAGGTGTGCAGAGGAGAACCCAAAAGGAGGGGCTATTTCCTGTAAAGTTACCAGAGACTACGAGGGTTTTAAAAAGAACTTCGGTCAAAGAAGTTATACGGAACGGCTTACCACTCACAAACCTAAAGATCCTGCTACGTTTTTGTTACGCAAAGGGGTTTTAGAGGCGGTAGGATACGCTGACGAACAGTTTCCGTGTGAATTTGTGGAGAGGGATTTTCTTTATAGGGCGAGGGTGTGTGGTTTTGAGTGGATACAACCCGATATGGAGTTAGAATATCATCCTCCTTACTCTGGAACGATAGGAAACGATGCCGAGAGGCTTGACAGGGCTTATAAGAGATATATTCAAAAGTGGGGTGGGGATGCCAATGAAGAAAAGTTTTTACATCCTTACAACGATTTAACTTTACCAATAACTTACTGTGAAAAATAAACTGCACTTAGCAAACGGAACGGTCTACCTAACTCCAGGATATACAAATATAGACGTTTCATTGCCCGAAGCCTTTTTAGCAAAAGACAGACCTGATTTAGTGGAAAAGAATACGACAACATTAGATAGCTACTATAAGGAGTATGTTGATAGGGATATATTCTTGAGCGGGTCTTTACAACACAAGGAGAACGTTTGCGACTTGTTTGCTGATATACGAGAATTGCCTTACGAGAAAGAAAGTGTTGACGAAATACTTGGAGTTCAGGTATTTGAGCACTTTTCGTTTGTAGAGGGTCGGGAGGTACTAGAGTATTGGGTTTCACTTCTAAAACACGGAGGGTTTGTCCATTTAGATGTGCCAGACCTAGATAGAACGGTGGAAATATATAGAACCGACCCTGTGTGGGGAACAAGGCTTTTGTACGGATCGCAGAAGAACGAGTACGGCGTTCACAAGGCAATGTACAACAAAAAGACATTAAGGAAGCTGTTTCAAGATGTGGGACTTGTGGATATTAAATTATATCCGAATATGCACACCTACCCTGCATTCGGAATGAGAGGGACAAAGGCATGAAAACACTACTAGATTGGTTAACGGTGAAACTTCTTAAAAGGTTAAGGCCTGGGTTTTTACCAGAGCCTATCTTCTTTGAAATGCAAAGGATTAACCACCAGCTCTCTGTGGAGTTACTTATGTATAAGGGTATGGGCAAACATAAAAAATACTGTTTAGTAAAAAGAAGAGTTGATGATAAATTTTGGCCTAGTAAGTACCATATACCTGGCACTATGGTAAGAGGAAATGAGACGGTGAAAAAGGCGATAGAAAGACTTTTTTTAGACGACTTTTCCTCCTTCAAACCAGTCGAGGCGGAATTGTTTGATGTTTACACGGCGGAAACTAAGAGGGGAACTATAACTCATCTGCTCTATAAGGCAAGGTATGTGAAGGGTAATGGTGAGGTTGGTTTGTTTTATTCAAAAGATGAACTACCAGGGAATATGATTAATTACCATAGAAAGCTAATACAAAACTTATGAAGTTTATTGTTGTGGGGTACCTGGGACAATACGGGTCTATGGGACAGTGGGTTGTAGACGGTTTACGCCAGATTGGGCACGAGGTCGAAGCCTATGACCGCAACGAAAGAATACCTGTTAAGAAGGGGGTTTACTTCTTTGTCGATTGTAGCGAGGACTTTACCGCTAATATACCAGAGATTAAGTATCCAAAAGTGTGTTGGCTAATGGATTCTCATATGCCAGGGGGTCTTGATAGGGGTTGTAACCTAGCTAGAAAGTGCGAACTAGTGATTAGTAGTAATTATGAACACGGAGCAAAGCTTCTCGAATTAAACGGAATAGAAAGCTACTTAGTACCGATTACATACCGTGAGGAGTACTTTAAGCCTATAGAAAAGAAGTATGACGTTGTTATGATAGGAAACGCTAATAGTCAGGAAAGAATACGATTGTGGGAAGTTTTAAAGGGATATAATAGTTATTGTGGCAGAATTGAAGACTTGGAGACCTATTCCGAGGTCATGAGCTCCGCCAAAATAGTTATTAACCAACCTACAGAGCCTTGGGACATTATACTTAACAATAGATTCTTTGAAGCAATGGGAAGTAACTCGTTATTATTACAGAAGAGACTACAAACTTCCCTAATCGAGAAGCTAGGATTTGAGAACGGCAGGCAGTTCATATATTGGAACAGGCTAAGTGATTTGCCCACACAACTGGACGCTGTACTGAAGGATTACGACAGCTATAAGGACATTATAGAGAGTGGATACCTAAAGGTTAAAAAGTACGAAATGAAAGAGCAATTACTAAAAATTGAGTCATTGATTCTCTCTAAGTTTTATGATAGTTTGTAACAAATGAGTAGCCAAATACGAATTGATCCTTCAACGCCTGTACACGGCAGAGAAGAGGTCGAAGCAGCACAAAGAGCAGCCGAGCAATGGTGGAATGTCGAGGGTGAACCTACTGAAGAGTTTGAAAGGGCTTTGAGTGGGTTTATTGGCATGAAACACGTTGAATTAGTCAACAGCGGTACGAGTGCAAACTTCGCAGCCTTAATGGCACTAACTACCGACTACATTCCTGTTAATAGAAGATTGAACAAGGGTGACGAAGTAATAACCACTGCATTAAGTTTTCCAACTACCGTAAGTCCCATAGCCTATTCGGGTGCGATACCTGTGTTTGTTGATGTGGAAAGGAATACTTGGAACATAAGCCCTGGACAAGTTAGGGAAATGATAACCGATAAAACAAAGGCTATCATGGTGGCTCACGCTTTGGGAAACCCATTTAATTTGGAAGAGATAATGGCTATTTGTGAAGAAGAAGGAATAACCTTGATTGAGGATAACTGCGACTGCTTAGGCGGGACGTGGAACGGTAGAAAGACTGGTAGCTTTGGTCATTTAAGTACTTTGTCCTTTTATCCTGCACACCATATATCTACAGGCGAAGGCGGTGCTGTAATGACAAACAACTTTCAGCTTCAAAGGGGATTAAATGCAATGATCAATTGGGGTAGAGATTGCTATTGCCCTCCAGGGCAGGACAACACTTGCGGTGCTAGGTACGGACAAAAGCACGGTGAACTACCAAAGGGGTACGACCATAAGAACACGTACACGGAGTTCGGGTTTAATTTTAAAATGAGCCAGATACAAGCTGCGATTGGAGTAGAGCAAATGAAAAGGCTACCAGGATTTATTAGAGACAGGCAATTTAACCACAAGTTTCTAACTGCGGTGTTCAGTCAGTACAAGGAATGGTTTGAACCTACACTAGCGTATGACGGTGCCGAAATGAGTCCTTTCGGGTATGTTATAAAACTAAACGATAAAGCTCCGTTTACTAAAAGAGAGTTTGAGCAGTTCCTAGATGAACAGGGTATCAGGAGTAGGGCTTTCTTTTGTGGTAACATTACTAAACAACCCGTACTTTCTAGGGGTGGCAAGTGGGCATTCAGAAAACACCCCGACCTAAGTGTAAGTGATGACATAATGGACAATAGCTTCTGGATAGGGGTACACCCTGGTATAAAAGAAGAACAGAGGGCGTATATGAAGGAGAAGATACTTGAGTTCTTGGGAAGGTATAAATAAATTGAACATACTCTCCCCCACTCCGCTTTTCACACAGTAGGGGAGGGGAAAAGCGTTGATTTAACAGGGTTTGTGAAAATAGGGTGGCGAGAGGGGTTGAATAGGGGAGTAGTATAAATTAATTGAACATTACGTGAATACAAGGGTAGCAATAACGGGAGTTTCTGGGTTTGTAGGTGCTCATGTACTTGAGTACTTTTTGCATACTACTGATTGGGAAATTGTGTGCCTTGTGCGAATGAGTAGGGCGGGTAACTTGAACCGTTTAGAATCGATTGTGGAGGGCTACAACCTACCTAAAAGAGTACAGATTATCAGACACGATCTAATAGACCCGTTGGATTCTGTACACCGTCATATAGGGGAAGTTGATTACATTGTACACGTAGCTGCGGACAGTCATGTTGATGATTCTATTACTAGACCTAGAGAGGTGTTTGTTAACAATTCTTTGTCTACAATCTCGATGTTAGATTACGCAAGGAAGTATCAGACTAGATTAAAGAGGTTTATTTACTATTCTACAGACGAGGTATACGGAGACGCTGAAGTCGGATCAAAGTTTAAGGAGACAGACGCTTTAAATCCTAGAAATCCTTACAGTGCTGGGAAAGCTTCTGGAGAAATGATAGCGAATGCCTATATGGAAACGTATGGATTGCCGATTACCATAATGCGTACTATGAATATGTTCGGAGAAAGACAAGATCCTGAAAAGTTTGTGCCTAAGATAGTTGGACATATACTTAGAGGGGAAAAAGTACCTATACATCATACAGGCGGGGTAGTAGGTAGCCGATACTGGTTATACGCTAAGAATAGTGCAAGTGCTATATTGTATATGCTAGAACAGAATGAGAAGAAGATTAATGTAGGAAGCGAAGTAGAATTGAGTAACTTAGAAATGGCTCAAAAGGTAGCGGATATTATGGGTCAAGAATTGAAGTATGAAATGGTAGAGGCCAAATCAATTAGACCAGGGTATGATAGAAGATACTCAATAGACTATAGTAAGATACTGGAGTTGGGTTGGAGACCACCATTCGACTTTGACAATGCGTTAGAGCAGACAGTTAAATTTAGTATGAATAATCCAGAATGGGTAAAATAGGTATAACGGGGTCAACAGGGTTTGTAGGTAAGCACGTGAGTAAGTATTTATACGATCTTGGGTACGAGGTTACTTTGATAACTAGAGGCGAGTTTATGAATCAGGAATGGTCGGTACTTGAGGGTTTGGACACGGTTATTCACTGTGCGTGGTGTACGGACAAGGACTTACAGTCTATAGAACACTTAGAGTTTGCTGAATGGACTTGTAACTTCTTTAATGAGTGTAAAAAGAGGGGTATTCGAGTTATTAACATAGGTAGCTCAAGTGAGTACGGTGTTAAATACGAGCCTATGAAAGAAGATATGGTATGCGAGCCTGTGAATGCTTACGGGATTGCAAAGTTATCGGTGACTTTGTATGCTAAGTTGCTTGGTTACAACACGCTAAGAATATTCAGTCCTTACGGAGAGGGTGGTAAGAACTTTGTGTCTAGATTTAAAAAAGCTTTGAAGTACGGAAACCCAAAGGATTGTAGAGACTATTTCCCTGTAGAGTTGGTTTCTTATGCGGTTGAGAGGCTACTACACGCCAAGCACCTGTACGGAGAAATAATAAACGTTTGCGAGGGAGAGTCCCTTGAGAACGGGGACTTTATATTAAACGGTAAGGACAATAAAAAGTGGCACAAATACAAGCAAAATCAGTACGAACCTAGTGTTTGGGTAGGAAACCCAATTAAAATGAAGAAACTATTAAATCTATGACAGAGAAACAAAAAACTAAAAGACTAAAAGAGATTAAAGCCATAACCCGTAAAGTACAGGATAGAATAATGAGAATAGGACTTGAAACGGGTTGTGGTCATGTAGCTTCGGCAATGACAGTTGCTCCTATACTAGTAGCTACTTATTATGACGACCCGAAGGCTATTGTTATTCTTTCAAAGGGACATGGTGCGTTGGCACAGTATGTTTGTTTAAACGAAGCAGGTGTTATAAGCAATGAGATGTTAAAGAGTTATTACAAAGACGATGGGCTATCAGGGCACGCCACACTAGACATAGAACACGGCATATACGCTTCTACAGGGTCGTTAGGACATGGATTGCCTATCGGTATAGGTTGGGCGATAGCTAATCCAGACCGTAAGGTGGTTGTTATTATGAGTGACGGGGAATGTCAAGAAGGGTCTACACTTGAATCGTTACAGATTATTAGAAGACTGGAAATAAGAAACATAGTACCTGTTGTTGATGTGAATGGCTTCGGTGGTTTTCAGGAGTTAAGTGAGGGTCAAATACCCTACAACACATTTAAGTTCTATTCTACTAAGGGTGAGGGTTGGGGTGAGTTGGAAAATACTTTGGCCAGTCATTACCAGAAGGTAGATAAGGAAATATATAAGTTATATAAAAAGAACAATGGGATTAATAGACGAGGCTTGGCAAGTTAATCCAGACGCTAAAATGAGTTGGGACGAACTTGAGTGGCTTATTGATAGATTTAGAGAGCTTAATAAAGGTGGTAATTCGCTAGAAATAGGAGCTTACAAGGGAATGTTGACTTATGTATGTTGTGCAATAGCAAAGGAAAAGGGTGGTAAGCATACTGTAGTGGACACGTTTGATATCCCTATAGACGAAGACGAAGCCAAGACGCATATTTACGGAGAACACACGGAGGAATCAATGAAAGCGAGTCTCAAAGAGTTGGCGGATTGCGTGAGAACTGTAAGGAGTAAGTCTTTAGATTGGACGGGTGCTATGGCTATTATAGACAACACCTACGAATACTGTTTTATAGACGGGGATCATAGAGACCCTATTGTGTATCTTGAGCTATGTTTATGTAAGCATTCGGTAAAGCATATTCTAGGACACGATTACGGGTGGCCAGGAGTAACTTTGTCTGTAGACAGGTTTGCTAAAGAGAACGGATTTAAGGTTTATCAACCTATAGGTGGTAGAGGAGTATTTGAGCTTATAAAAAAATAATGGATTTTACAATGAGAACTAAAATAGTAGACACACTACTAAAAATAAATGACGATAATACCTACTTTTTGACGGCAGACGTTGGCTACAACGTTCTTGAGCCACTTAAAGAAAAGATGGGTAATAGGTTTATTAATGTGGGATTGGCTGAACAGAGTATGGTTGGTATCGCTTCAGGATTAGCGTTAGCGGGAAAGAAGGTGTTTACATATACTATGTGTGCCTTCTACTTGAGGGCTTTTGAACAGATTAAGCTAGACCTGTGCTACCAGAATTCACCAGTTACGATGATCGGGGTGGGTACTAACTTTGATTACGCATACTTAGGGAGTACCCACTTTGCATTTGATGATGATAAGGCTATTGGACAGTTGTTAAACATAGACATTTACACACCAGAAACCCAGGAAGAACTTGATAAGCTATTAAGGGAAACCCCTACTAGGCCTCGGTATATAAGAGTTGGTGGGTATAAAGAGAATCCAGAGATTGAAATAGACTTGGACAAGTTAAAAGAATATCCAAAAACTGGGGGGAGTAAAGAATATTTTATAAAGAAATATGGAAAAGATTAGCAATTTTATAACTTGGTTAGACTATTACACCTTTGATTTTTATCAGAGGACGGGGTTGCCTCGTGAAATAATGATTGAAGAAATGACTGAAAGTAATGAGAGAATAATGTCGTTTATAGATTTATTTTTTAGACAGTTTGATAAAAAGTTTGGGTTTACTTCGGATTATTTAGAGTTCTTGAGGGCTTATATTCGGAGAATTAATTTTAGTTAGAATAGCAATGAAAACAAAAAACAAAAAGTATCTGGACAAGGATAAGAACAAAGAATACTACGCCAAGAGTGACGGCAACTTCATGCCATTAGAAAACTGTACACAAGCCCATAAGGTGATAGACCGTATAGCATGGCTAGTAGAGAAGGTACACGAGTTAGACGGTAGAACTCATATAGCTGTGGGTTGCAAAGACGGTTACGAATGTCTAACACTCCAAGCGATGGGGGTTGATTGTGTTGGTATAGACCCAAGTGAGGATTCTATACTTGAGGCAAGACACAAGGCCGATCAATTAGGTTGGGACGGTAGAAAAATGTTTCAAAAAGGATTTGCTGAAGATATGCCAGAGGGTCTTCACGCGGACACGGTCAGTTGTTTAGAAGTTATAGAACACGTAGTAGACGAGAACGCCTTGTTGAAGGTGTTAAGTCGGTTAGGTACTTATGTAATGGTATCTACGCCAGACGCTAATGGTAGACACGGACTAGAAGACGCCAAGAGAAATGAAGAACACGTTAGAATGTTTACTAAAGAAGAGTTTGAAAAACTGATTGCTAAGTACGGAGAGATTAAAGAAAGTGTCGTTAGAGACGACCAACTGCTAATTTTATACAGACCAATATGAACCCAAAGAAGAAGATACACTTTTACACAAACCTAGTTAAAGAAGGTTGGAGTGCTAAGTCACTTGAAACAGGGGTAGGCGGAAGTGAAGAAAAACTAATTGAACTTGCTAGAGGACTTTCTAAAGACTACGATGTAACCATTTACCATAACGGAGAACACGGGGACTTTGACGGGGTGCATTATAGAGACCATTTAGAGTTTAAAGGATTCATGACTAGGGACGTTTTTGTTTCCTTCAAGACCAGAGAAATGTTTCAAAAGAGTATTGGTGCTAGAAAGAGGTTTCATTGGACAACGGATATTGAAGGAGAGTGGTTGCCCTACGAGTTAGGAAACGTAGATAAGGTAATAACTATAAGCAACTACCACACCTCTAGGATGGCCACGAAAGACGTAAAGATTCAACCAATGTACTTGTGGGCGGATTTAAACAGATTAGACGAAAATAAGGTAGCGAAAGAGGAGGGGTCTATGCTCTACTGTTCAAGTTACGACAGGGGGCTTGAGGACTTACTATCGAAGTGGGGTACAGTTAAAGAGAAGTTAAAACTTAAAAAGCTATACATAACCTACGGATGGGACTTTATAGACAAGGTAATTGCCTTTAACCCTTCTATGGCGGACTGGAAGAAGAAAATAATGAAACTAACGGAGCAGGAAGGAATAGAGCTCTTAGGCAGGCTTTCTTTTGCCCAAATGAGTGAAATGTACTGGAGGTCTGAGTACTGGTGTCTTCCGTGTAACAATCCAGACGGAGAATTGTTTTGTATGAATGCAATAAAGGCTCAATACTGCGGGGCAATTCCCGTTGTAAGGAGAATAGGTGGGTTACAGGAAACAGTCAACGAGTTTATAGACTTTGATTCCCTTGTTGGACAAAAGGTGGGAGTGTCTACTTTTAAAGGTAAGGGGTCTTTAGATAGAAACAAAAAGCACGCTGAAAAGTTTAGTTTAGAAAAAGGGGTAAGTGAATGGAAACAATTGATAGAAGGATAGCACAGCTTAAGTTTTATAAGAGCCTATTTGAGACACTTAAAAAAGACCTTGTTAGAACAATTGGTTTTGAACAGATACTAACTCCAGAAACCTTGGGCTACTTATTTGGGCTTTATGAATTAGGAATGAGGTTTAACGATATTGTTGAACTGGCTAGAGAACATTGCCCACTAGAGAACGACAGGGTTTGTAAAAGCGAGGCAGGCGTGGAAATATTTATAGACATATTTAATAACTTAACAACATTATGCAAGAAACAAACAGGAGCAGTTTAAAAAATTTAGAGGATCTTCTACAGATAAAGTATAAGGATTTCGTACTTGCTAGGTGGGAGGAGTGCATAACAAAAAGGCTTCAAACACGCCTAGTTATTAGTTTTGAGGGGGGCAAGGTTACAAGTGTGCAGGATCAAGCTATTATTGCAGGAAGTTCGGTGCTTGACATTTATTCTAAAAGAGTGGTAGATTGGAATACAATCGAATAAGACTAAGTTAATAAAACACAAAGTCGCTAGTTTTGGTGCATTCAGCATCTTAACAAGGCGGCCTTTTTCATTATGATAAGAAAATACAAAAAAGAAATACTGAGAGCTGGTAAGTGGATGCACCCTAATGCACCTAAAGGGATACTAGAGGTAACCACAGACTACTTAAAGGAGTTAATGGACAATTTTAAGATTACTCCGTTTGTACCTGTTCTTAGGGGCCACATTTCAAACTTAGAAGCCGAAAAGAATCCTGCATTAATACTAAATAAGAACATTAATAAACTATCCATAGAGGGTGAAAAACTATTTGCCGAAATGGAAATTGAGGAGAAAGAACTTGATAAGTATAACGATGTTAGTGTTTCAATCGATCCAGAGTATATAGACAAAGAGAGTGGAAAGAATGTTGGTGCGGTATTAAGACACGTTGCCGCAGTTATGAACCCTTATATTAAAGGTATGGAGGGATTTACTATGTTATCGGAGAACGATAAAAACTATTTAATTAATTTGTCAGAAATACAAAGCATGGCAAAAACAAAAGACCCTATTACACCAGTGGTGGAACTAGAGGAAGTTAAGGTTGAAGAGACCAAGACGGAATCTGAGGAAGCAATAGTGGAAAAGGTAACGACTGAAGAAGTCGAGCCAAAAGTTTCTGAGGAATCTAAGAAGGAAGTTGCTGAAACTCCCGAAGCGGTGGAAACACCTGCCGAGGCGGTAGAAGAGGTTGTAGAAACCCCTGCTGAAGTAGTTGAGGAAGTTCCAGCTGAGGACTCCGAGAAAAAAGAGGAGATTGAAGCCTCTGAACTAAGTGAAACATCTGAAATTCAAAAACTTCAAATAGAGCTAGCGGAACTAAAGGCTACACTCAAAGGTGAGGAAGCAGAGAAGGCATTTAATGTGCTTTTATCTGAGGGTAGAATACTACCGTCTCAAAAGGAAGGATTTATCCTTGCTCATAAAGAAGGTGGTGCTACTGTCGACCTTGCAGAGGGTGCAGTTTCATTGTCTGAGGTTCTAGTTGGTTTGTTCCAAAAGAATCCAGTCTTAATTAACTTAGAGGAAGTCGGTGTCAACGAAGTTGATGCAGAGCCTTCTGAAGAGGACAAGATTAAGGCAGAGATTAAAGCACTTCCAACTCACGCTAAAAAGAGTGATGAGGAATGGGCTATTTTCTGGGAGAAGTATGGAAAAAAGGCGATAGAAGACTATAAAAAGTCTAAAGCAAAGTAATTTATTTAATTAAGCAATAACATGGCAGCAGCAAACGCAAACAGAGACGCACAAAGACAGACAGGAGAATTATTGCACTTTACAGGAGCAAGCGGGTATAAGTACTACAAAGGTACTCTACTTATGAAAACAGGAGCTTCAGGTGCAAGAGTAATTCCTTTGACTTCCGCAGGTGCATCAAACGGTTATTTCTTAGGAGTTGTCGAGAACCTTGTTGATTTAACAGCAGGACTTGGTGCCTCTCAAGCAATAATTGACGTCTGGTCAAAAGGAGAATTTACTTTTGAAGCAAACGGAACAGGTGTAAGTGCTCATATTGGACAATGGGCTTATGGTCTTGATGATCAAACAGTCGGTGTTTCAATACAGATCAACGCACTTCCAGTAGGAGTAATTACTGGTTTCCCTTCAACCTCTAAGTATAGAGTGTTGATAGATCCAGCAATCGGTTCTAGAGGTATTTCGTTATTTGCGAACTACAACATTTAATTTAAGCGATAACTAAAAATGTTAACAAGAGACAATTTTCCTCAATCGCTCAAAACCGATTTAAAAATCGCATACCAAGAAGGTAGAGATGCTTTCACAGGTGCGGAATATCGGGAAATGATCCAAGTTGTTCCAACGACCTCTTCAGCTAAGATTGAAGTGTTCTATGGTAACAAGGGAAAACTTGAGAGATTTAGAGGAGAGAGACAACCAAAGATCTTTAATGAGTACAAACAGACTCTAACTTTGGACAAGTGGGAGCTAACAACCACTACTAAAAGAGAAGTGTTAGATGACGATCAGTCAGGTGGATTACTTAGAAGAAAAGTACAAGACTTCGGAAACGCAGTCGAAAGATCACTTAAAGAAGAAACCGAAAGATTCCTTCGAGATGGTGTATCAGTAATTTGTTTCGATGGTACTCCTTTCTTCGGCCAAGCCCATGTCTATACAGACTCAAGTGGTGTAACTAGAGGAACTGCATGGTCTAACTG